GACAATCCTGGTTCTAAATTAAAAACAGCGGTAACGACCCCTCCTAGTCAATTAAAAGCGGGTAGTAAAGCTGCTAATAGAAGAAAATCATTTTGTGCCAGATCTAGAGGTTGGACTGGAGAAAGAGGTAAGGCCGCTAGAAGAAGGTGGAACTGTTAAATAAAATTAAATGGCAAAGAAACGTTTTAAAGATACTGGTGTTGGGAAATTTTTATTAGAAAAAATTCCTAACGTCGTTGGTGCAATTGCAGGTGACACGCCTGTAGGCTCTGTAATACAAGCGATTATAGGTGGATCCGATATGTCTGAAGGCGATAAAAGAATTGCCCTTAAAAAATTAGATATTGAAAGAGCTGAAATAGATGGTACAACAAGACGCTGGGTGGCGGACGCAACTTCAGGTTCATGGCTTGCGGCAAATGTACGTCCACTTGTTTTAGTTTTTTTAACAATAAGTTATGTAGCCGGCTGGTATATGGGCTATCCCTTAGATTCAATAACTGGACTTTTAACAATTGTAATCGGAGGCTATTTCGGATCTCGTGGTGTGGAAAAAGTCTTTGGAAATAGTAAACATAAATAAAAATGGCAAGAATATTTACATACGATCAAGATGTTGATCTACATTTAAACGATAAAGTTATCGGGTCTAATTCAGGCGATAACGTTACAAAAAACTTTTCTGTACAAAGTTTATTAGACCTTGCAAATGACGAAAACTTTATCAAACAATTTGATGGTATTGTATTCAAAGCACAAGATTATAATGTTGATGCCGATTCTTTTGGCATTATTACAACGAGTACAGGTACATATAACAGCACAAATTTTTCAGATATACAAACACTGTATTTAACAGATAAAAATTTACAAAATGGCGATGTATCAAATTATATAGACGTACTTGCAGGGTATGACGTTAGGATAACAAAGAAAGGGGATACTAATAATTTTGGTATATATAGAGTTGACTCGGTTGCTGACGTTTCTTCGGGACAATACAAAATACTTTCTGTATCAAATCAAGATGCTAGTGGTCAATTAGAAAAAGGTGAAGAGTATTACATTTCAACTTTAGGTAACAATCTTAAAAACCTTAATTCTTTTTCTGTAACATCGTTAAATGATGTAACATCAGCTGGTTCAGGTGCTATAATAACTACAGCAGAAAGAGCAGACGTTGCTACTATCAATGGAAGAGTACGATATACAGATATTGTAAATGATTTAACTACAGGCGGGACCAGCGTGCCTTTATCAGCCGAGCAAGGTAAAGCACTAAAAGCCGAAACAACAGCTATAAATGTAATTCTTAACTCAGACGATACTGATCTTGATGTATTACAAGAAGTAGTAACTTATATAAAAGCTAATAGAACAACACTTACATCACTGGGTATATCCAGTATATCAGGGTTACAAGCTGCTTTAGATGGTAAAGTTGCAGTAGTATCAGGTAAAGGATTGTCTGCAAATGATTTTACTGACACACTTCAAACTAAATTAAACAATATAGCAGCGAATGCTGAGGTAAATGTACAAGCGAATTGGAATGAGAGTGTTAGCAGTTCTGATGCATTTATACAAAACAAACCTACAGATTTAACAGTACTTAGTAACCATAACGTTACAGATCTTTCTGATGTAACAAGTGCTGGTTCTGGTGCTATAATCACTGGGGCTGAAAGAACAAAACTTACTAATATTGCTGCAAATGCAGAACAGAATGTACAGTCTAACTGGACTGAAACCGATACAAATGTAGATTCGTTTATATTAAATAAACCTACAATTCTTGATCAAAACACTACAATAACTCTTACAGGTACTGCAAACGAAATAGAAACTTCTCCGTCGTCTGCACAAAACTTAACTACAAACAGAACTTTTACAATTGGTCTTCCAAATGATGTAACAATAAGTAATAACTTAAACGTTGCTAATAATTTAACTGTTACAGCTAATGCATCTGCTGATAACATGACGGTTGACAATGTATTAACTTTTACTTCTGCAAGCACAACAACAGATGATAACGCAATATTTATAAAAGCAAAAGACGGCACCAATGTATTACATTTTAGATATGATGATAAAGAACTGTCTATAGATGACGTTACTGAAAACATTCCGTCTGGTATTACAAGTGGTGGCACACTTACTAAAGCAAACAATACACAAGTTACAATTGCAGCAGGTACAGGTATTATAAATGACCTGAATAAAGAGTCAGGTTCGGGCGAACCACACCCTGAAATAAAGCATATAGCTTGGTCTCAACAAACATTTACATGTACAGGTCTTACCAGTAGTAGTAATAAACAATTAAATACCTGGGTTTATATAGATGCATCAGGTACTGTTAATCAACAAACTACACCTTTTACAGACGCACAAATTGCTCATAACATTATTATAGGATCTATTATACACACAAGTGCTACTATAGATTTTGTAAAAACATTCCCAGTAACTGCTTATGGGGCTATTCCGCAACTGCAAGAGTTTTCAAGAATTTTTGGCCCAATGAAAAAATCAGGCCATTTAGTTACAGCAAACGGTAGTAATTTAAAATTAAACAGAGCAGCGGGAGTCGCTTGGGCATTTGGTAGAAATTATTCTTCAGATCCTAATAATCCATCTCTTGTTTCGGATGCTGCAAAAACAGATGCTGTTATACATAGATATTATGCGGATAGTTCTACAGGCCATGTACTTGATACAAATGACGGATCAGGCTATACAGCAATCGATCCTACAAAATACGATGACAGTTCAGGAACACTTGCATCTATGACTGCAACTAAGTTTTCTGTACAAAGACTATATTATTTTCCAAATGAAATAAACACTATAGTTGTTTACTATGGTAAAGAAGAATATGCATCTTTATCTGTTGCAGAACAACAGTATCAGTTAGAAAGTTTTACTGAATCTAGTAATACATCAGAACAAGCAATATATTTAGGCGCAATTATAGTAAGAGGTAATGCTACAAATTTATCTTCTGCATCTGAAGCGAAAATATTAACAGGTGGTATACACAGGAGTTTATCTGCAATCAGTGTAGGTGGAGCTGCAGCAGCAGCCGCTCTTAGTGATTTATCAGATGTTACTGTATCAAGCGCATCTAATAATCAGTTTTTAAAATTTAATAGTACTTCAGGCGCATTTGAAAATGCAACCATAACAACAGATAATATAACACAAGGGAGCACTAATAAATACGATCAAACTGTAGCGCTGAGTAACGGGGGTAATATGACTATTACCGGTACATATCCAAACTTTACATTAGCATCAGCCCACCCAAGTATTTCAGGTGCGGCTTCTTCAGTAGATAATTCAGGACTTACATATATTCAAGATTTAACTTTAGATGGCAATGGTCACGTAACAGGTGTTACATCAACCGCTATAAATACAGGCGCTGTATCAAATGGCTCAACTTCTCTTGCAACAGGTGATCAGATATATGATTTTGTAACAGGTTTAGGTTATGCAACTGGTAACCAAAGCATTACACTTTCGGGTGATGTAACCGGTAGTGGCACTACAAGTATTTCAACAACTATAGCCGCAGGCGCTGTTCATCATGCAATGTTAAGTGATGATATTATTTCAGGTCAAGCTGCACTAGCATCCGGTCTAGCCAGTACTGATGAATTTGCAATAAGTGATGCTGGGGTTGTTAAAAAAATGGCTGTTAGTGTTCTTCAATCGTATTTACAAAGTAACCTAACATTTACAAGTAATACAGATTCAGATGTTACAAATGCTAATTTATTAACTAGACTTGCTGCCCTTGAGTCAGCGGGCGGTGCTGCAGATCAAACCATTACAATCGGCACAGATGCGGGCGATACTGTAGGTTTCGCAGGTAATGTTGCTGTAACTGGTAATTTAACTGTATCAGGCACAACAACTAGTGTAAATACAGAAACAGTTACTATTTATGATAATATTATATTACTTAATTCTGATCTTACAGGAACTGCAGTAAATGGTGGTATAAATATAGAAAGAGGAAGTTCAGGTACTGATGCATCATTAATATGGAATGAATCACAGAGCAAATGGTATGCAGGTCTTGCGGGTGCTGAAGTAGAATTACTTACAACAGCTTCAACTCTTAATGCTACTACATTAGGTAGTCAGGCTGCTAGTTATTATTTAGCTTATGGTAATCTTACAGGTGCGCCTACAATACCTTCTGCTGCTAATAATGCTACAATAACAATTGCAGGTGGAACAGGATTAACTGACGCCGCTGGTGATTTTACAACAAATCAAAGTTCTGATGAAACAATAACACTTAATTTAGATTTTTCTGAATTAACTGATATGACTGCTGATATATCTGGAACAACAGAATTTATATTACAAAATAGTGCAACTGAATCAAGAAAAGCAGCCGGCGAAATAACACTTAAATATTTTAGAAATGATATAGTTGTGACAGATTCTGGTGGTAAATACTATATAGATGGCACACAACAAGCTGATGTAACTTTAATGCCAGGTTTTAAATATAGATTTACACAAACTGGTACAACTCACCCACTTAGATTTTCTACAGATTCAGGTAATAGCTCTGCTTATACTACAGGCGTAACAACCGCTTCAACTTATACAGAAATTACAGTTGAACAAGATACACCTAAGACATTGTATTATTATTGTGATAATCATTCAAATATGGGTGGCACCATATATGTAGGTGCTGGGGTTAGATCAGTTGGTACTTCCACAGGGCTTACAGGCACTGTTACAGAGACTGGCAATATAGGTCTTGCAATAAATGATTTAACTGTTGAAACAAGTATAGCCGACGCAGATGAAATATTATTTTATGATGCTGATGCGGCCGCTCATAAAACAATTACTAAAGCAAACTTTGTTACAGCTACAAGTATTTCAGGTGGCGCGGGTATGACACTTACAGGCACTACAATGAATATAGATGCTGATTGTAGAGATGATATTGAACAAATAGGTTATAGTTCAAACAACTATTATAAATCAACATCTACAAAACACCAATGGGCATTTGGAGGTACTGTTATAATGGAAATAGATTCAACAAATAAAGATCTATTAGTTGATGGTGATGTTATTGCGTTTTCTACTTCTGTTTCAGATGTATCGCTTAAAGAAAACATTGAAACAATACCCGATGCACTTGAAACTGTGAATCAACTAAGAGGTGTTGAATACGATTGGAAAAGTGGTAGCAGAGAAGGTAAACACGATTTAGGTGTTATAGCACAGGAAGTTGAAGAAGTAATACCACACATAGTACATGAAAAAGAATTATTTGAAGGCCATAAAGTCAAAACAGTAGATTATGAAAAATTAAGTGCTGTACTTATTGAAGCAGTTAAAGAGCTTACACAAAAAGTTAATAACCTTGAAAAAAAATTAGAAGATGCCAATTCCTAGTACCGGTGAAATAAAACTAAACGATGACGTAAACGCAACGTTACAGGCAGATACAAATGAATCAAATGTATCTTTAGGTGATAACAATACTGTTAAATTTACAGCAGTAGGTGATGGTAGTACTGTTTCCGGTAGATCTATGTCAGAACTTAGAGGCCAAACACTGTTTCAAATATTCCCAACTACTGAAGCTACAGGCGCTTTAGGAAAATCTTTACATATGGACGGGTTATCGTCTTCTCACAATAGTGTTAAAGTTTTGGAACCTACATTGACAACGGCACCGGTATTTACAAATACAAGAGGTACATTTAGTTTTTGGATAAAAATTCATGAAACCGAGTCAAGCAAAAGATATTTATATACATCAGGTACCGCAGACGGAAGCCTTGTTTCAATACTCTTGCATTCTTCCGGAACAAATCACAAGCTGCAAGTTAGGATTAATAGCCTTTCAAATTATGTTACAAAAGCTATATTTATAGATAAATCAGGTTGGTACAATTTTGTTGTTTCTTTAGATAGTAATGTGCCGCAAGATGATATAAAAGTAAACTGTTATGCAAATGGCATAAGATTAACGTGGGAGCAGGTAGCTAATATGTCAGATGGCCAGGCAATTCAATTTGGTACTAATCAAAGAATTAATGATTGGGCCTTTGGCGATGGTTATGGAGCAGATGCTACATATGCTAATTTTATATTTGTAGACGGAAGTGCATTACTCCCTAATGAATTTGGTGAATTAAGTAATGGTATATGGGTGCCTAAAGGAGTTAATACACCAAGTACTGATACTTTAATTACTACTAATCTTATTGCAAATTATCAATTACAAGGTAATGCTAACGATACATCAGTTGGTGGTACAACTTATAATGGTACAGCGTCTAATGTTACTTTCCAACAAAATAATTATAATATTGCAAGCTTTAATGGGACTAGTAGTTTTATTACTTTACCATCTACAATAGATGAACCTATTCGTACCGCAGCTGCTTTTGCTATTTCTCTTTGGTTTAGAAGAGATGGTAATCAAACAGATACCACATACGGAGGTAGATTAGTTCATCTTTTAGATGACATTTATATATATATAAATATACAAACAGATAATACAGTAAAAGCTGTAATAGTACAGCCGGGACCAGTATATCCTGAAGCTCAAACACCAGTTGTAGCTGATAAAGTTTGGAATCATTTAGTATTTACGGGTGATAGTAATGGTATACGTTTATATTTAAATAGTACTCTAGTTGATAGTGACAACTGGAATGGATCATTTATAAACTATACTAATAGCAACTATAAATTTAACAAGCTTGGTTATACCGGTGCCGGTTCTGACAATAATAATGTTGGATATTTAAAAGCACACATAAGTGAAGTACAAATTTATAATTCTGCATTTACAGATGCTAATGTTTTACAAAACTATAATGCTACAAAATATAAATATTTTTATGGCCTTAATGGTTGGCATTTAAATTTTAATAACAGTGATGAAGGATCTATTGTTTCAGGTAGTGTTATAAATTTAGATGCAGGAGATTGGGATGCTGACGGCACTGATGAAACAAGTTTTAGTGGTACTACATGGAGCGATAAAAGTGGTAATAATCATCATGCAATACTAACTAATGGGCCAACATATTCTGGTAATAATGAAGGATATTTTCTTTTTGATGGCAGCGATGATTTCGCAACAATAACTTCTAATTCTAGTTTTCAATCATTAGCTGATTTTTCTGTAGAAATGTGGATTTATCCAGTAACGGTTAGTAACGATGAAATGATTAATTTACTTTATACCTCTGGTTCAAACTATAAATGGGATTTAAGATTTAGCTCAGGTAGCTCTCGAAATTTTAGATGGACTGTTGCAGACTCTGGAGGAAATTACAGCTCGGCTCAAGATGTAATTACTAACACAACTACAGGTACCGTGCCTCTCAACAAATGGAGTCATGTAACGGCCACATTCAGTTCTACTAATGGCATTTCAAGGGTATATATTAATGGTGCATTAACAGACGCTAAGACTGGTACTTTTACTACAAGGACGAATGGTTCAGAAAATTTATTATTAGCTAAAAGAACAGATGGTTACCATGCAAATATAGGTATTGCACAATCTAGAGTGTATAGCAAAGCTTTAACAGCTCAAGAAGTTGTACAAAATTTTAGGGCTACACAAGGTCATTATGAAGTTCTTAGTTTAGCAGATATATCCGGTAATGCAAAAGGAGCCGTTGCAAACGGAACAAATCTTGATGGCTCAGATCACACGGGAGATAAGCCTGACGTAGCATTCCCAACATTTACACCAGAAGGACAAATGACCTCTGAAGGTAATGTAACAAACGGAGGTTTAACGTTATTAGATTCATCAAACAATAGTAATTATGCTCGCTTTTTAGGGCCAGATTTGCCTGAAACAGGTAAATGGTATTGGGAAGTTGAATATAAAGGAAATGGTGGTACATATTTACATTTTACAGGTATTCTTAATCACACTTTTTGGAGCTCTTCTATGACTAATATGCGACAGCTTACATCTGCAAGCAACGGAATACTTGGCATGCTAGATGACGGAAGATTTTGGGATGACGGAACATTATTATTAACCTGCACTTCAACTAACCCAAATGGTGCAATTGTGGGTTGGGCTTATGATGCAGATGGTGGAACTTTACATATTTATATTAATGGATCTGTACAGAATTCAGGTAATGCTGTTGCAAGTAGTATATCAGGACCAAAAAGAATTTTTGCGCAAAATGCTGATTCAAATTTAGCCCTTAACTTTAATTTTGGTGCAAAAGGATTTTCATATACACCACCTTCAGGTTATAAAGCATTATCAAGTGATAATTTACCAACTTCTACTAACGTAGACCCACTTAATCAGAAAAAACCTAGAGATTATTTTGAAAGTGTAACGTATAATGGTACTGGTGTTAGAAATGAAATAAAATCATTAGATTTTCAACCGGATTTTATTTGGATTCAAAATATTAAAAGCACAAGCGGATACTATAATGCTTTAATTGACAGCGTAAGAGGTACTAATTCAATTTTATCCTCTAATAGTACCGCTGTTGAACAAACAAGCTACCTTGATCAGTTAGAGTCTTTTGATGCTAATGGATTTTCTTTAGGAAATAATAGTGGTAGTGGCAACTATGTTAATTTAGCAGGAAATGAATATATTGCGTGGGCTTGGAAAGCGGGAGGAGCTCCAACTGCAACAAATACTGCTTCAGCAGGAGCCCAACCTACACCTGGTAGCGTAATGATAGATGGTGTTGCATCTACAGCGTCTTTAGCAGGATCACTAGCAGCTGAAAAAATATCAGCAAATACAAAATCAGGATTTAGTATAGTAAAATACACAGGAAGTGGTACAGTTAATCAGACAGTTTATCATGGCTTAAATCAAGCCCCTGAACTGATTATTAATAAACAAACGGGTGGGGTTGAAGATTGGTACGTATTTACGACTGTTATTGATGGTTCAAACGATTTTATAGTTCTTAATGATACAGCTCTTAAAGGAAACTCTTCACTTACTTCACCAACTACTGACTATATTTATTCGAGGACAAGTGGAACTATGATCAATTATTGTTTTCATTCTGTTGAAGGATATAGTAAGATAGGCACGTACACTGGAAATGGAAATGCTAATGGACCTTTTGTTTATACGGGTTTTAAACCCGCTTGGCTATTAGTAAAAGAATCAAGCGCTTCTGGTGGATTTTGGTATATTGTAGATAATAAAAGAAATATTTCTAACACAAGAAATTTAAATCTTTTCCCAAATGCTACTGATGCAGAATCATCTTATGGATCTTTTGATTTTTTATCTAATGGATTTAAACCAGCAAATACCTGGGGTGATACTAATGCAGACGATCAAACATATATTTATATAGCAATTGCAGAAGATTCTGCAAAATATGCACAAGGAACTGGCCAAACATCAGATACAGAAAAATTTTTAGAAAAAGGCACAGGCACAACTCAATACCCTGCAAATCATTTTAAAGCTGTTGCATACCCAGGTAATGGGGCAACACAGCTAATTGATTTAAATTTTCAACCAGATCTTGTATGGATAAAAAACCGTTCGGCGGGCCATAATCATGTATTAAACGATTCTATGCGGGGGGCGAATAAAATTATTTATCCCGATATTACAAACGCACAAGATACTGCGGGAGGGCCCGGTTCAGCTTATTTTAATAGCTTTAATTCAAATGGTTTTACTGTTGGTAGTAGTGTTTATTATAACGGAAGCGGAAGTAATCACGTGGCGTGGGCTTGGAAAGCAGGTGATACTCAAGTAACTAAAAAACCAACATATACATCAGCTGGTATACTTACATCTAATTTAGTATTGCATTATACCTTTGCTGATTCTAATACTTACGCAGGAACAGGAGCAGATCTTACTAATATTGCTACAAGTTCAACAGTATCTAATGCTTTACAAAACTCACCAACATTTGTAGACAGATCTTATGGTAATTATTTTGATTTAGATGGAACAAATGATTATATACGAACAGATTGGCAACAAAATTCAAGTACTACTATGACTTTTGAAACTTGGCAATGGGTTGATAATGATAGTAGTTATAGATATATATGGGGAGATTTTAATACTTCGGGAACAGATACAACTGGAAGATTTGGGACAAGAATTTATAATGATAACCAGGTAAGTGTATTTATAGGTAATGGTACAAACAATAACAACATTGCTTCTGGCATATTAGACTATACGCCTTATCTAGAAAAATGGACTCATTTTGTTTGGACAATAAATGGTACTACAGGTAAGCTTTATATTAATGGTATATTAATGAGTGTTAAAACTTTTGATTATAGCCTGACGGCAAATGGTACAAATAACATGGCATTAGGAAATTATACAGGTGGTGCTATTACTACACAAACTTTTGATGGTAAATTTGGCCAAGCACGTATATATACAGCAGAATTAACACAAGCACAAATTAGAGCTAACTATGATGCTACAAGAACATTATATCAAGGCGTTGGCACAACAGCTAATGTATTACAAACAGGTTTACTTAATAATATAGATGTAGATTCATTTAGCTCATATGATCCAAATAGTTTTGATACAACAAATCAAGTTGCTAAATTTAATGGATCAAGTTCAAAAATAGTTGTAACAGACAGCAGTGTTTCGAGTAACACTGTAAGGTCGTATTCAGCGTGGGTTAAATATACAGGTAATGGCTATGTTTTAGCAAATACAGATGGATCAGCTTATGGCGCACATATGTATATTGAATCAGGCACATTAAAAGGGTGGGTCTATAGCCAAGCACAAAATGCTTATTATTGTTTAATGCAAGCTGGAGGTTCTTTAACATCCGGACAATGGCATCATTGTGTAATGACGTGGGGATCTAGTGCCTCTGATTGTAGATTATATTTAGATGGTGTAAGAACAGAAACAGAATCAAGTCTAAGTGGTAGTTTATTAAGTTCTGCGGCACCAAATGAATTACGCATAGGCGTATATACCGGTTCAGGATTTTTTACTGGTAGTATAGATCAAGTGCGTTTATTTAATAAAGTGCTTACTGATGCAGAAGTTAGAAAATTATTTAGTGAAACATCAAGCACTACAAGTACTTTACAGGTATTAGGTGATAGTAGTTGTGTTGCTGCCTTCAATCTTAATGGTAATTCTAATAATTTAACCGGTAGCAATAATGGTGTTAATACTAGTATAACATATGAATTTGACAACACAACAGGTTATAGAATTAAAGATCAAACGTCTAATAATTTATCTTTAGGTTCTTTAGTTAATACAACTATAAATGAAGCTAATTCTTGGGGAACAAGCCTTAAATATGATGGTTCAGGAGATTATGTAACTTTACCTGTAGGTTTAGGTAGAACAGCAACGCAAGATGTAACAAGAGAACTATGGGTTAAAATAGATGATTTGCCAGCAGGTTCGAATAGCGACGGCCTTCTATATATAGGGGATATGGGAACTAGCCAATATTATGAAAATTTAAGAGTTACAAGTGATGGGACTATAGATTATCAAGAAAGACCGAATGCCGGTACCGGGGGTGCTCAAGACTTTATACTTAGCACTAGTTCTTATGCGGGTACTTTATCAGTAGGGGTTTGGTATCATGTTGCTTATACTGTGCAAGGTAGACTTAAAAAAATATATATAAACGGAAAGCTTGTAGCAACTAAAACAGCCAGCTATGATAAAGTAAATAACTCTACTTATGGAGGATCACTTGGTTCTTTTAAAGGCAGTTCGGTAGCAACCACTCAAGGTGAAATAGCACAATTTAGATCTTACACAAGCGCATTAACAGACGCACAAATAAAAGCTAATTATGATGCTACGAAAGCACAGTTCTATTCAGCTTTAATGCACAGTTCAGTTTCTGTAAACGAAAAAGCAGGGTTTAGTATTGCAAAACATAAAGGTGACGGGGTGTTATCTTCAAGAATAACTCATGGCTTATCTTCACAACCTGATTTTCTTGTTGTAAAAAATATGGATACCGCAAGCACTAGTTGGGCTACATGGTTAAGTGTATTTAGTTCTCCATCAGAAACTTTATTTTTAGATTATGCGGGTAGATCAACACAATACACAAATAGATTTACTAATGTAAGCGAAACTACGTTTCAAGCTGGCAACGCGGGCAGTGGCACCGCTGCATCTTCAGAAGTAAATAAAGATGGTAGTGAGATGATAGTTTATGCTTGGAAAAGTGTTCCTGGTTATAGTAAAATAGGCCGGTATAAAGGAACAGGCTCTTCGGGCCATTCTATAGAAATAGGATTTCAGCCCTCATGGGTAATGATAAAAAACATTACAAGTACAAGCAGTACAGGGTGGCTTATTTTAGATGCGGCAAGAGATAGTATTAATGACAATGGAAACGCTATATTTGCATCATCTCACATAGCTGAATGGGGTGCAAGTAATACAACTATAAATATAGATTTCACACCAACAGGGTTTGAAATACAAAATAGCTATGTAGTTGTGAATGGTAGTAGTGATTCATACATCTATATGGCATTTGCATAACAGGTTAAATACGTAATAATTAATTGTATTTTATTAACTTAAATTTTATATAATGAGTAAACAAATTAAAAAAGAAGAACTAGACACGTTACAAAAAATTGTAACAACAATTCAAACATTACAATCTCAAATAGGTAAAGTTGAAACGCAAAAACATATTTTGCTACATCAATATGATGCCGTTGGACAAAAGCTTAATGAGTTTAAATTAAAATTAAAAGAAACATACGGTGATATAGACATAGATTTTAAAACCGGTGAATATACTAAAATAAAGAATAATGAATCTGATAAGAAAGATTAGTATTGGCAGAGATTATAAAAACGACGCCATGCACTATAGCCTAGACCAAGAAGTATTTGGAGGCCATAAAATTGTAGAAATATTAGAAGAAGACGAAAGCTATAATATATACATTGAAAAAAACAAAGAGGTATTGCCTTGGAAAACTTTTAATAAGAATATGGCAATTGCAATAGAATATAATTTACAATATTAATGAAGCACTTACATGCTTATATGGTAACACCTATAAACGGTAGATATACTAATAATAAAAAAATAGGTGAAAAAGAATTAATATTGAACACAACTATTGAAAATCATAAGTTTATTAATAGAAAAGGCATTATAAAAGAAACACCTATAAATAATTCAATACTTAAAACAGGTGACGAAGTTATAGTACATCACAATACATTTAGAAGATTTTATAATGTTAGGGGCCAAGCAAAAGATAGCAGTAATTATTTTGATAATAATAATTTTTTTGTTTATATAGATCAAATATTTTTATATAAAAGAAATAATAAGTGGTTAACACCACCTGGTTATTGTTTTGTAAAACCAATAAAAAATAATGATTTATTATCAGAAGCTAAAGAAAAGCCACTCACGGGCGTTTTAAAGTACCTAGGGAGCGATTTAAAAAGCTTTAATTTAAATAATGAAGATATAGTTGGTTTTACTCCAAACAGTGAGTATGAGTTCTTAATTGACGGGGAAAGATTATATCGAATACCTATAAATTCAATATCAATTAAATATGAAAGAGCAGGAACTGAAGTCGAATATAATCCAAGCTGGCTATAAAGCTGTAAAAGAGCTAATAAGAGTAGCAGAAGAGCAAATAATAATGGATGATCCTGATGAGGATTTAGCAGCCGACAGATTAAAAAATGCCGCTGCAACTAAAAAGTTAGCAATATTTGATGCATTTGAAATACTCAACCGTATTGAAAATGAAAAAAACATAATGCAAGATACTCCTACAAAAGAAAAAGAAAGTTTTGGTGGATTTGCGGAAAAAAGATCTAAGTAATGTACGAACAAACATTAATAAAGACTGTTTCCCCCATTAAAAAAAATATTATTAAAAAAAATAATAGATATAAAAAGTGGGAATACGGTTACAATAAAGAATACGATGTAGTTGTTATAAGTAAAGACGGAACTATAGGTGATATTGTTGAAATTCAAAACTTGTGTATAGCATTACCTTCGGTAACTAAATTAAATAAAGTAAACAATAAGTGGACAGCAATAGATCTTCCAAAAGAGTTTAAAAATTTAAAAACTATATTTGATTGGGAAACATATCCTGAACAATTTAAAAACAAATGGTATCCTTATATAGATGAAGAATTTGAAAGAAGGGAAAAAGGTTATTGGTTTAATAATAACAATGAGCCTACTTATATTACAGGGACTCACTATATGTATTTGCAATGGTCAAAAATTGACGTTGGAAGACCAGATTATAGAGAAGCCAATAGGATATTTTATATATTCTGGGAAGCTTGCAAGGCCGATTACAGATCATATGGAATATGCTATCTCAAAAATAGACGGTCTGGATTTTCTTTCATGGCCTCGAACGAGACAGTTAACCAAGCTACAATATCTAAAGACGCTAGATTCGGTATATTATCAAAGAGCGGTGCAGACGCAAAAAAAATGTTTACAGATAAAGTCGTACCCATATCAGTCAATTACCCGTTCTTTTTCAAACCGATACAAGACGGGATGGATAGACCTAAAACCGAACTTGCTTATAGAGTACCAGCAGCCAAGTTTACAAGAAACAGTCTCAGGTCTACCTTGGGGGATAACAATGAGCTTCCGGAGGGATTGGATACAACCATTGATTGGAAAAACACAGGTGACAACTCTTATGATGGAGAAAAGCTTCGCCTTTTAGTTCACGATGAAAGCGGTAAATGGGAAAGACCAGACAATATATTAAACAACTGGCGCGTAACAAAAACTACATTAAGATTAGGTAGCAGAATTATAGGCAAATGTATGATGGGATCAACGTCAAATTCGTTAGATAAAGGAGGTGATAATTTTAAAAGACTTTATGATGATTCAGACGTTACAAAAAGAAATAAAAATGGCCAGACTAGCTCAGGATTATATTCTTTGTTTATACCTATGGAATGGAATTACGAAGGATACATTAATTCTAATGGATACCCTGTATTCGATACGCCAAAAGTACCCGAGTCTGATGCAGATGGATTACCAATTGAAACGGGGGTCATAGATTTTTGGCAAAATGAAGTTGAAGGATTAAAAAATGACTCTGATGGTTTAAATGAATATTATAGACAATTCCCGAGAACCGAAGAACACGCTTTTAGAGATGAAGCTAAAAATAGTATTTTCAATTTAAGTAAAATATATGAACAAATTGATTATAATGAAGATTTAGAAAGAAAAGGATTTATTACAAAAGGAAGTTTTCTTTGGGAAAACGGTGTTAAAGATACTAAAGTAATGTTTGCGCCAAATAAAAGCGGAAGATTTTTAGTGTCATGGACACCTGATAAAAAGTTAGAAAATAACGTAATAACTAAAAACGGAATTAAACACCCTGGCAATGAGCACATTGGCGCGTTTGGCTGTGATTCATATGATATATCAGGCACAACCGACGGGCAAGGATCGAAAGGATCTTTACATGGGTTAACAAAATTTAGCATGGAGGATGCGCCTCCTAATACATTTTTTTTAGAATATATAGCTAGACCACAAACTGCTGAAATGTTTTTTGAAGATGTATTGATGGCATTAGTGTATTATGGTATGCCAATGCTTGCTGAAAATAACAAACCTCGTCTTTTATACTATTTAAAACGAAGAGGTTATAGAGGGTTTGCAATGAATAGGCCAGATAAAGTTTGGAATAAACTATCAGTTGCAGAAAGAGAAGTTGGTGGAATACCTAACTCTTCTGAAGACATTAAACAAGTGCATGCGGCGGCAATTGAAACATATATACAAAAACACGTGGGTATGAATGATGACGGGTTTGGAAATATATATTTTAATACAACGCTAAATGATTGGGCTAAATTTGATATAAATAAAAGAACTAAGTTTGATGCTACTATAAGTTCAGGCTTGGCTATTATGGCATGTAATAGACATTTATATCACCCTCGCCCAAAATATGAAAAAAAAGGTTTAGATTTGAAGTTATCAAGATTTAATAATAAAGGAATGCAGTCGCAAATAATACAATAGCATGGCAGAAACAATACTAAAAAGTTCATTTCCTAGTCAAATAGCCTCTGATGTTGAGAAGGCTAGCCTAGAGTACGGTTTAAAAGTTGCCCGTGCTGTAGAACACGAATGGTTTAAAAGGGACAGCGGTGCAACAAGATTTTTTTCTAATAGAGATGAATATCATAGACTTAGATTATATGCAAGGGGAGAACAATCAGTAAAAAAATATAAAGATGAATTATCTATTAATGGTGATTTATCATATTTAAATTTAGACTGGAAGCCTGTACCTATAATACCAAAGTTTGTTGATATAGTTGTAAACGGTATGTCTGACAGATTATATGATATAAAAGCTTTTTCACAAGATCCTTCGTCTATAAAACAAAGAACTGATTATGTAGAAGCTATTATTGCTGACATGAAAACTAAAGAAATTTCTGATGAAATTGAACAAAAGTTAGGAATAAATGTATACAATACAAAAAAAGATAATTTACCTGAAAACGAAGATGAATTATCTTTGCACATGCAATTAGAATATAAACAATCTATTGAAATTGCAGAAGAACAAGCAATTAATACTATATTTAATTCTAATAATTATGATTTAACACAAAGAAGAATTAATTATGATTTAGCCGTTATAGGTATTGGTGCTTTAAAAAATGAGTTTAATACCGCAGAAGGTATAAAATTAAAATACGTTGATCCAGCAGATTTAGTTTATTCTTATACGCATTCGCCTTATTTTGACGATGTATACTATATAGGAGAAGTAAGATCCGTAACTATAAATGAACTAAAGCAACAATTTCCAGAATTAACAGATGATGAATTAAAAAATATTTCTCAACAAGGTGTACAAACTGCAGCTTCACATAATAGATATGTAAATGAAGATTCAGTTTTAGATGCTAATACAATACAGGTTTTATATTTTAATTATAAAACATATAACAATCAAGTATTTAAAATAAAAAAGACGGCTACAGGTGCTGATAAAGCAATACCAAAAGATGATCAATTTAATCCTCCAGCTGATAGTGATTTATTTACAAAACAATCAAGATCTTTAGAGGTTGTATATGATGGTGCATTTGTTTTAGGTACAAAAAAAATGCTTAAATGGGAAATTGCTAAAAATATGGTAAGGCCTAAAAGTGATACTACAAAAGTAATGATGAATTATAATATAGTAGCACCTAGAATATATAAAGGAAGGATAGAGTCTTTAGTTAGCAGAATTACAGGTTTTGCTGATATGATTCAACTTACACATTTAAAGTTACAGCAAGTTATGGCAAGAATGATTCCAGATGGAGTTTATTTAGATGCCGATGGCCTTGCTGAAATAGATCTGGGTAATGGCACAAATTACAATCCTCAAGAAGCATTAAATATGTTTTTTCAAACAGGTTCTGTAATTGGAAGATCTATGACACAGGAAGGGGATATGAATCCGGGTAAAGTGCCTATTCAAGAGCTTACATCAAATGGGGGTAATAATAAAATAGGCTCTCTTATAAACACTTATAATTATTATTTACAAATGATTAGGGATGTAACCGGCTTAAATGAAGCAAGAGATGGATCATTACCCGATAAAAATGCTTTAGTGGGTGTTCAAAAATTAGCAGCAGCAAATTCTAATACAGCGACAAGGCACATATTACAATCAAGTCTATATCTCGTTGCTAAAACAGCTGAAGCTATAAGTTTAAGAATATCTGATGTGTTAGAGTTTTCTCCTACAAGAGAAGCATTTATTTCTAGCATTGGAAGATTTAATGTTTCAACATTAGATGATATTAAAAATATGCATTTACATGATTTTGGTATTTTTATTGAATTATCACCAGATGAAGAAGAAAAACAAAAACTTGAAAATAATATACAACAAGCTTTAGCTAAAGATCAAATATATTTAGAAGATGCTATTGATATTAGAGAAATTAAAAATATAAAATTAGCTAATCAGCTTTTAAAAGTAAGAAGAAAAAAGAAAATAGATTTAGATCAAAAACAACAACAGCAAAATATTCAAGCGCAAGCTAATGCAAATTCTCAAAATACACAAGTTGCTGCTCAAATGGAAATACAAAAAAATGAAGCTATTAATGCACAAAAATCTCAATTAGCTCAAGTTGAAGCGGAATTAGAAATAAAAAAATTAGCGCAAGAAAAAGAATACAAAAAAGAATTAATGAAATTTGAGTTTGATCTTAATATGGCTTTAAAACAACAAGAAACAGAAATATATAAAAACAAAGAAAGTTTTAAAGAAGATAGAAAAGATGAAAGAACAAGAATACAAGCTAGCCAACAGTCTCAATTAATAGAACAAAGAAAAGACAAAAAAGGTGAGCAAAAATTTGAATCTGCTGGTAACGATACCATGGGGAGCGGATTTAACTTAGAACAATTTGAACCCCGATAATAACTTTTAATAATTATATAATATTTTATCATGGCAGAAGAAATAAAAGAGGCTGTGCAGGAAGAAACAGTTGATAAAACTGAAGATCAAGCACAACCTAAAACAAAAGAAAAAAAAGAAGAGCCCACTCCGTACAAAACACCAGTTGATGAAGACGGGACGCTAAAATTAGATTTACGTAAATTTAAACAAGAAGAAGATGCCGCTAAAGAGCAAAGCACAGATGAGGTACCTGTACGCGACGAATCCGAAACTAGCGGAGAGGTACAAGAACAAAACATCGAAACAACAAATGAAAAACCTTCCGGAGAAAGCGACACCGATAACAATGAGGATGAAGTATTAGAGCTTGTAAATGAGGAAGAAGAAGCTACATTAGCGGATAAAATAAAAGATATTCCTAATAAGCTTAAAGAAAAATCGGAAGACGTAAATAATATACAAGAGCCACAACCTGAATTACCTGAAAATATTGACAAATTAGTTGATTTTATGAAAGAAACAGGAGGTACTCTTGAAGATTATGTAAATCTTAATAAAGATTATGCGGACATGGAAGATATGCAAATACTAAGAGAGCATTATCGCCAAACTAAGCCGCATTTAACAGAAGAAGAAATAAGTTTTTTAATTGATGACTCTTTTTCTTATGATGAAGAATCAGATGAAGAAAGAGATGTTAAAAGAAAAAAACTTGCTTTAAAAGAATCAATTGCCGAGGCTAAATCAACTCTTACTAATTTAAAGAGTAAGTACTACGACGAACTTAAGTTAAGTTCTAAGTTGTCTCATGAACAGAAAGAAGCGGTTCAGTTTTACGACAATTATAAACAGACGCAAGAAACATCTAAACAACAGAGATCTATATTTGAACAAAAAACAAGCGATTTGTTTTCTGAAAATTTCAAAGGTTTTGAATATAAAGTAGGCGAAAACAAATATAGATTTAAAGTCAAAGATGTTAATAATGTAAAAGAAAACCAATCCGACATTAATTCGTTAGTCAGCAAGTTTGTTGACAAAAACAATAATATGAAAGATGCCGGTGGTTATCACAAAGCATTATTTACAGCTATGAATGCTGATGCTGTTGCAAACCATTTTTATGAACAAGGTAAAGCCGATGCTGTTAAAGCTAATATGGCCCAATCTAAAAACATAGATATGAACCCAAGGGGTACACATGAAAATGTAACTACTCAAGGGGGTATGCAAGTTAAAGCAGTAAGTGGTGATGATTTCGAACGTTTACGAATTAAACTTAGAAAATAACTTTAAAAATTTAAAAAAATGGGATTATTTAGTACGGGTGGATCGTTTCCAGCAGGATTAACGCCTACCCCAACAAAAACGTTGTTTGGTAATAACTACCTAACATTTGACTCTGCTTCTGGTGGAGGAACATTTACACAACAATTTCTACCCGATGTATACGAAAAAGAAGTTGAAAGATATGGAAACAGATCCGTAGCTTCTTTCTTACGTATGGTTGGTGCTGAAATTCCTTCCGCTTCGGATCAAATTATTTGGTCAGAACAAGGAAGATTACACATTGCTTATAATGCAGCATCTGCTAATACTACTTCTGGCGTTGTCACTGAAAACGGACACGCTGTAAGAGTTGGCCAAACTGTTGCACTTATTGAAGCTGGAACTCACCCTAACGACGGTGTTACTTGGACTGCTGATAAAGTGGTTAAAGGAGTTGTTTCTGCTGTAGCTACTAACACATTTACTGTTAAAGCTTACGGTGGGTCTACACTTACTGCGGCTGGACTTACTTCAGGTTCGTCTGTAACTGTTAAGGTGTTTGTATACGGTTCTGAATTTGCTAAAGGAACTGCAGGTATGGCCGGTTCTGTTGATGCTGGTTTCCAAAAATTCTCTAATTCGCCTATCATTATCAAAGATAAATATTCTATCTCTGGTTCTGATACTGCGCAAATTGGTTGGGTTGAGGTTACTACCGAAAACGGGGCGTCTGGGTACCTATGGTACTTAAAATCAGAACATGAAACAAGGCTTAGATATGAGGATTATCTTGAAATGGCTATGGTAGAAGGTGAACTTGCTGCTTCTGGATCTGGCGCTATAGGCGATGGATACAAAGGTACTGAAGGTATGTTTGCTGCTATTGAGTCAAGAGGGAATATTTATCAAAACTTTAATTCAGGTGAAAATGCACTAGACAATTCTGATGGTGCTGCAAGATCTGGGTTACAAGACTTTGATGAAATTCTTAAAAATTTAGATAAGCAAGGAGCTATTGAAGAAAACATGCTTTTCCTTAATAGAGCCACTGCACTTACCTTTGATGATATGCTAGGAGCCGTAAATGCTCATTATAATGGTGGTAGTTCTTTTGGAGTATTCAACAATAGTGAGGACATGGCGCTTAATCTTGGGTTTAGCGGTTTCAGAAGAGGTTCTTATGATTTTTATAAGACTGACTGGAAATATTTAAATGATGCTACAACAAGAGGACTTGGTGGAAATATCGACGGTGTACTTGTACCTGCTGGAACTTCAACAGTGTACGATCAATCGCTTGGTAAAAACATTAAAAGACCATTCTTGCACGTAAGATATAGAGCTTCTGAAGCTGATGATAGAAAAATGAAATCTTGGATCACTGGATCTGTAGGTGGAGTTTATACTTCTGACGTTGATGAAATGAATGTACACTTCTTATCAGAAAGATGTTTGTGTGTTCAAGGAGCTAATAACTTCGTATTATTTAAAACTGCCTCTCAGGTAGCTTAATTTTAAAGTAAAGACAAGGGGCATTCTTTTTGAGTGCTCCTTCCTTTACATTTTATTAATTATATTATATTATATTATGGCAACAAAACAAAAAGCAACCACCAATGAGTGGGTTGTAAAAGATAGAACATATGCGTTATTAGGCAATAAAATGCCTTTAACACTTACCCTGGCATCAAAACATCACGGAAGAACACCTCTTATGTGGTTTGATGAAGAAAAAGGGTTTTCAAGAGAATTAAGATATGCTATTAATCAAAAATCTCCATTTGTTGATGAACAAAAAGGTAGATCTACATTACAGCATATAGTTTTTAAAGATGGCAATTTATTTGTGTCTAAAATTGACCAATGCTTACAAAAGCTATTGTCTTTATATCATCCTCAAAGAAATGTAACTTATTACGAAATTGATAATGTTGAAGAGGCTAAAGATGAATTAGAAGACATACAATTAGAAATTGAAGCTTTAAACTTAGCAAGTAAATTAGAGGTTGATCATGCAGAAGCTGTGTTAAGAGTAGAACAAGGCTCTTCGGTTTCAAAAATGACATCTCAAGAAATTAAAAGAGATTTATTATTATTTGCAAAAGATAATCCTGGATTATTTATAAATTTAGTAAATGATGATAATGTTCAATTAAGAAACTTTACTATTAAAGCAACAGAGGCTTCTATTATATACTTAGATCCAGACCAAAGAAATTTCTTCTGGTATAATAATAATAAAAAGCTAATGACAGTTCCTTTTGATGAAAATCCATATTCAGCTTTTGCTGCGTATTTAAAAACGGATGAAGGTTCTGAAGTTTATAAAGCAATTGAAAAGAAATTTAAATAGTCAAACTATAGTGATAGGGTCACTTAGTGTGGCCCTTCATTATAAATAAAAAAATATGATTAGCGTAGATACAGTATATCAAAGAGTACAAGCCATTCTTAATAAAGAGAATAGAGGTTATATGACTCCACAAGAATATAATCTTTTAGCAAATCAAGCACAGTTAGAAGTGTTTGAACAGTACTTTTATGACCTAAATCAATTTAACAGAACAGGCGAAATAACAAATGAGTACGCTAATATAGTTAACAATATTAAAGAAAAAATTAATTTATTTAGAACCACAGCTGGATTGAGTATAGCAAATTCTGTATTTGCTTTACCATCAGATATATATAGGCTTGGTACTGTATATTATAACAACACAACAGAGCTTGATGCAATAGATCAAAACGATTTTCTACACATAAATGCATCTAAACTTACAAAACCAGATGTTAAAAAACCTGTTTACATTAGAAACGGCAATAACCTTACGGTTTATCCTTCCACAATAACTTCATTATCATGTACTTACATTAAAAAACCAGCACAAGTTGTTTGGGGATATGTAGAAATAAGTTCAATAGCAAAATATGATTCATCGACGGCAACAGATTTTGAATTGCATGAGTCTGATGAAACTACTGTTGTATATAAAATATTAAGTTATGCAGGACTTGTTATAAAACAACCTGAAATAAGCCAGGTTGCAGAACAAAAAGACAATTTAAAAGTACAAAAAGAAAAATCATAATAAATGGCTTTAGCACAATATACTCCAAAAGAATACTACAATAGTAAGAACCAAGGTTATTATCAATTTATATCAATTGACGATATTATAAGTAATTTTCTTGTTTCTTATGTTGGAGATGATAAAATAATAAAATCTGCAAAAAGGACTGAAATTGCATACCATGCACAAAGAACTTTGCAAGAGCTAAGCTATGACACTATAGATAATGTTAAATCAATAGAAATTGAAATACCACCATCATTATCATTTCCATTGCCACACGATTTTGTTAGTTATGTAAGAATTACTTGTTTAGATGATAATGGTCTTGAAAGACCTTTAAAGCCGACTAACAATACTACAGCCCCAACCCCTTTTCTTCAAGATCAAGATTATAATCTTTTATATGATAATCAGGGTAACGTATTATTAGGCAAAGAATCTGAAGCTTCAAAAAGGTTTAAGGCTCAAAACGACAACGCTACAGGCACCCCAGATCTATCAGACACCAAATATTTAGAAGAAGGCGGAGGGATTAATGTTGATTTTGGTAAAAGATATGGTATTAATCCACAAGATGCAAATAGAAATGATACATTTATAATAGATCAACCAAGAGGTGTTATATCTTTTAGTAGCGGTGTTAAAAACAAAATAATAATTATAAAATACGTGTCGGACGGATTAAATGTTGACGGGGATATGAAAATACATAAGTTTGCGGAAGAAGCTATGTATAAGTCTATAGCATTGGCTATCATGTCTGCAAAAGCAAATATACCTGAATACCAAGTAAATAGATTAAAAAAAGAAAAGAAAGCTACAATGCGTTCAGCTAAAATTAGATTAGCTAACATTAATATGGAAGATCTCACTCAAACTATGAGAGGTAAATCAAAACAAATTAAACACTAATGGCAGAACTTAAGCATACTTTTACGTCGGGGAGAATGAATAAAGACCTCGACGACAGGCTTATACCAAATGGTGAATATATTGACGCATTAAACGTCAAAGTAGCATCGTCTGAGAGTTCTGATGTGGGAGCTATTGAAAATTTATTAGGTAACGAACAACTATCTGATTTTTATTCAAATGATAGCTCTGCCGTAACAATAGGTAGTATT